TAAATATAAGTGTGAATGGAATAATATTGAATTTATCCAAGCAGATAGATATTATCCAAGTAGCAAAACATGTTCAAATTGCGGTCATATACATAAAGATTTAAAATTAAAAGATAGAATCTTTGTTTGTCCAAAGTGTGGTTTTGCTATAGATAGAGACTATCAAGCTGCTTTAAATTTGCAAAGGTATACTGTCTGAAATTACAATAACAAAATTGTAAAGACTTTAATCATATAGGTGTCGTTACACCTCAATGCTGTGGAGCGTTATGAAAACCAGAGTAGTCATTTGACAAAATGGAACGCTGTGAAGCAGTAAATTTAGTTTTATGCTAAATATAACGGGGACGTAAAGTTCCATTCGATAAACAAAAGATAATAAATGCTATACAAGCAGCATTTGCAGATAATAATCAAGAAGACTCTACTGGTATATCGTTAAAGATTGCCGATTCAATTGAAGCTATGAATGCTGATGAATTCGATGTTGAAGAGATTCAGAATATTGTAGAAAATAAGCTCATGGCTTCAAAACATAAAGATATAGCCAAAACTTATGTTGAATATAGATTTTTGCATAAGTTAATAAGAGAAGCAAATACCACAGATCAAAGCATAAAAGAATTAATTGATGGTACTTCGGATTATTGGAATAAAGAAAATTCTAATAAGAATCCAAGAATTGTAACTACTCAAAGAGATTATCTTGCTGGGATAACAAGTACAGATATTACTAAACGTTTATTATTATCTAAAGATATAGTTGAAGCAGACGAATGTGGAATATTACATTTTCACGATAAGGATTATTTTGCACAAAAATCACTTCACAATTGCGAGCTTATAAATCTCGCAGATATGCTTCAAAACGGAACTGCAATAAATGGTGTTAAAATAGATAAACCGCATAGACTAATTACGGCTGCTACTATTGCAACTCAGATTATAACAGCAGTTACTAGCTCTTCATATGGTGGAGCATCAATAAATTTATCTGATCTCGCACCATTTGTGAGAGATAGTTATAACATTTATATTGATAAATATATTAATCGCGGATTTGATGCAATATCATCAAACAAATGGGCAGAAATTGATACTAAGAAAGAAATTGAAGATGCTGTACAAACTTTTAACTATCAAGTTAATAGCATGACAAATACTAATGGACAAGCTCCATTTCTTTCTGTGTTTATGTATCTTAATGATAATATAGAATATCAGCATGAAACTGCACTATTGATTGAAGAATTTTTGAAACAAAGAATATTAGGTTTTAAAAATGAATCTGGTCATTATGTTACACCTGCATTTCCTAAGCTTCTTTATGTTCTCGATGAAAATAATATAACTGAAGATTCTCCATTTTGGTATTTAACGGTATTATCTGCTAAATGTACAGCAAAACGTATGGTACCAGATTATATCTCGGCAAAAATTATGCGTAGAGACAAGGTAGACCAAAATGGTAATGGCAATGTATATGCTTGTATGGGATGCAGAAGTTTCTTGACACCATATATTGATCCAGAGACAAATAAACCTAAGTATTGGGGTCGGTTAACCGCCTAAATTAAGCCGACCATAAACAGTGTGAACGCAAGAAAAAGCGATGTGGGAAATAAATCCTGCTAACGGTGAAACTCTCATTTGAGACAATACCGTGCCTAATTAAAAATATAATTACGCCATATTAGGAGGAAATTATATGGAATCTATTATTTATAACGGAAAAGAATTCAAACAATATAGGCACAATCATAATTATTATGTCAGTTCTGACGGTCAAGTATTTTCTAAATTTTCACAAAAAATTGTCAAGAACGTTCTTCGTGGAAAAGAAAAGCAATATTATTGCGTTGACGTTTATATAAACGGAAAGCAAAAACATATTCCAGTTCATAGAATGGTATGTGATACGTGGATCAAAAACATTGACAGTACAGAACAAGTGAATCACAAAGACGATAACGCTCTTAATAATAATATAAACAATCTATATGTTGGTACTCAACAGGAAAATATTAAAGATTGTGTTGACAACGATTATAGAATAGGGAATATGTTTTATTTAACTGTTTATGATAAGCAAAAAGATAAAATTTTATCTTTTGCACCAGCGAATAGTTTTATAAACTATTGTAATCATCCTAATAGTAACGGAGCAATCAACAAATTTTTTAAGAGAAAATGGTTCAAAAAAAGATATAACATTTTAGAGTTCAAAAAGGTTAAAAATATAGAACATTTAAGAGGTGTAACGACTACTCCTGATGAGTATAAGGAGGTAGGACAGATTTTATCACTGCCCGAAGAGCACTGTATACCTGAAGAAAGGTATGAAGAGATAGTCTAAACTATATAGTGATATATAGAAGATTGTTAATCAAGGCGTTGTAACAATCAATCTTCCAGATATTGCTTTATCGTCAGGTAAAGACATAGATAAATTCTGGAAATTATTCGACGAGCGCATGGAACTTTGCCATAAAGCATTGCAATATAGGCATGAAAGACTCGCACTTGCTACATCAGATGTTGCGCCAATTCTTTGGCAACATGGAGCATTAGCAAGACTCCCTAAGGGTGCGCCAATTCATCCATTACTTCATGGTGGCTATAGTACATTATCACTTGGATACGCAGGACTTTATGAATGCGTAAAGTATATGACAGGTGAGTCACATTCGCACGGTATAGGGAAAGAGTTTGGATTAAAAGTTATGCAAGCTCTCAATGATAAATGTAATGAGTGGAAAAATAATGAAGATATTGCATACTCGACGTATGGGAGCCCTATCGAGTCGACTACATTTAAATTTGCTAAGTGCTTGCAGAAACGTTTTGGTATAATTAAAGATGTAACGGATCATGATTATATAACTAATAGTTATCATATAAATGTCCGCGAACATATAGATCCATTTGAGAAATTAAAGATTGAATCAGAATATCAGAAGTTATCTCCAGGTGGTTAAACTAACATTCAATATAACTTTGAATAGCCACCTTGAAATTGTGTGAACGTAAGAAAAAACGGTGTTTACTATGTAATAGTAAGCTAACGGGGGACACTAAAATGGAAATCCCGTGCCAAGCTATATTAATATATAGAAGGTGTACAGACTAAATGTACCAAAGATTTTATCACTTTGGGAAGCGCATAACTAGTGAAGCAGTGGTTACCTGCTACTAGAAGATATAGTCGGAAGGAAAAAATAAAATATGTATACATGTGAAGTCTGTGGAAGAGAATCATATAAAAAAATTAGAATGCAAGGATATACATTATGTTCTAAACATATGCATCAGTTATTTAATCATGGAGAATTCTTAGATACATGTCCAAGAACACAAAATGATTTAAATGAATTTATTATTAATGGTGATCAAACTATTGGATATTTATACGATGGGAAAACATCTGAAAAAATTGATGAATTTATTATTGATACAGAAGATTTATCTAAAGTTAAATATCATAAATGGAGATTTTCTCATTCTCATATCGTAACAGGATTACCATCACAAGGTACACAGCGTGAATTAAGTTGGGTAATTTTAGGATTAGATAATCGCATTGTTACTAATATAGCAGTAGATCATATTAATGGAAATCCTAAAGATAATAGAAAATGCAATCTTAGAATATGTGAACAAAGTGAAAATGTATTAAATAAATCTTTTATGAGCAATAATACTTCAGGATTTATTGGAGTCACATATCGTAAAGATAGAAATAGATATGATCCAGAAATTAGATTAGGTTCAATACGTTGTCACTTAGGTTATACTGAATCTATAGAAGAAGCTGTTTATAAGAGATTATATGCAGAAAAACTATTATTTAAGGATTTTACAAACGAATCTGAACATAATAAAAAAATAGAATTTACAAAATCTCTTCCAGAAAAAAAGAAAAAACAATTACGCAATATTGTAGAAAGCAAACTTAAAGCTAAAAACCTTTGGCAATAAGTTATATTGAATGCGCAGATCTTACGAACAATATTGATGCTGTTCTCGAAATTATTAAGTATATATATGATAACATAATGTATGCTGAACTCAATACTAAGAGTGATTACTGTCAGATATGTGGTTATGATGGAGAAATTCAAATAATCGATCAAGACGGTGAACTTTCATGGCATTGCCCTAATTGTGGTAATGAAGATCAGACTAAAATGAATGTCGCCCGTCGTACATGTGGATTAAATTAACTATATAGTCCACTTTAAATTGGTGAAATTGCGGGAAACTCCCCATAATACTAATTCGCTACAACAGAGTTGGAAACGACAAATGTGAATGCGGTGCGAGTTTAAAACTCAACAGTTTTTATAAAATAGAAACCATAAAAAGTAATTAGTGTAGGGACAACCGAGTGTGCAAGTCACTCAGACGCAGCAAAATTCCTTAACAGAAAAGCTGAAGGAAGATGTTCAACGACTATAATACCAAATAATTATTTGCTTATTATATAATAATATAAAGAGACACGTTCTATGATAAAACCAATAATAGATTATAAAGGATATTTTATATCTGATGATGGCAATGTATATTGCAATTTAGGACAAGGAAATAGAAATAGAAATAAAACAATAGAACTTTATAAGATAAATCCTCGATTAACAAGGAATGGATATGCACGTATTTATGCGAGGCAAAATTCTACAAATAAAAGAAAAGATTTATATATTCATAGATTGGTAGCACAATATTTTTTGCCAAATCCAGAAAATAAAAAATACGTTAATCATAAAAATTGTGTTAGAAATGATAACAGGGCTGAAAATTTAGAATGGTGCACTGCTAAAGAGAATACAGATTACACTTTGCAAATTGAACATGTTATAAGAAACTTTGATGGAACATATAAAAGTAATTATAATTTTAGAGATTTTCAAAGATGTTGATGTAATAAAGCAAATAATTATATTGTATAGTCTACTCCTCTTATAAATATCGGGAAACCGAAGGTATAAAGGATATAGGTACTCAATTTTGGAATCAGGGGCGTACACAAGAAATAGCAGAAAGATATGTTCATATGGATAATCATGAGGTAAACAATTGAATTATTCTTGTATAAGACAAATGGACATATCTAATGGTCCAGGTATTCGCGTATCTTTATTTGTATCTGGTTGTCAATTTCATTGCTATAATTGCTTCAATAAAGAAGCTCAAAATTATAACTGTGGCAAGCAATATACAGAAGATACAGAATATAAAATTCTTCAATTAGTATCTAAACCTCATATAGCAGGATTATCTATATTAGGTGGAGATCCTTTATGGCAAAATGAAAAAGATATATTTGGTCTTACACGTTTAGCTATAAAGATAAGAGAAGAATTAGATAAGAATGTATGGATTTGGTCTGGATTTACTTGGGGGCAGATTTTTAGTGATCCCAATATTCCAGATGAAGATATAAAAATAATGAATGCGCGAAGACATCTTATAAATAATTGTGATGTTTTTGTAGATGGACCATATAAAGATGATTTAAGAGATTTGCGTCTTAAATGGCGTGGATCTTCTAATCAGAGAGTTATAGATGTTCAAACTACAAGAAAGAATCAAATAAATAATAGTTTGTCTTCGATTATTACGATTGATTAAAAATAAAAGATAGGATTTTATAATCCTATCTTTTTTAATATATATAATAATTTGAGAAAGGTATTTTATAATGACAACAACTAATAAGATTAATGTTGAGACATTTGTAAGAAAGCTTGCAGAAAAGCATAGTATAAGTATTGCTGAAGCCAGAAGTATGACAACAAAGGTGTTTGACATGCTTGAGGATGTACTTATCCTTGGCGATAGTTGTACTTTTAATATAGGAACATTTAAGATTACTGACGTCAAGGAAAAGGCTACAACAATAAACTTTGGTGAAAGAAAGGGTGAGGTTAGGGTTGTTCCGGCTCACAAGAAGGTAAGCTTTACTCCAAGTAAGAAGCTTAAGTTTGCCTTCAGGGATGCAAAGAGTAATAGCTAATGGCTAGTAAACTCGTAAGTAGCTTATACGATATCTCAAGAAAGGCAGGAAAATGTGCCTCTACATTAAATGATATCGAAACATTAATGTCAGGAGATATTGGTAAGTACATAAAACGTAAGCATAAACGCAAAATCCGTTCTATAGTCAATAAGAAGATAAATAAGATTCTTTAATTGGCTTTATATTTAATAGAATGTACAATTTACTAAAGATATTTTAAATATGGCAAATAATAAGACAAAAAATAATTCCAGACAGGTTGAGACAGATGCTTGCTGTACTTTTTGTGGTGACGATAATACTGAACATCTGATTAGTAGTGGAAACAAATATATTTGCTTTAAATGTATAGATATGTTACATCATTATATTCATAGAAATGATGAGGACTGTCTTACGGAAACAAATAAATCTACTAATACAACAAGAAAAAAGCGTATTGCGCAAAACAGTAAGATAAAAACTGACAATGATAATATACTTGATTATGATGCCAGTAATTTTACCATACGTAAACCATCTGAAATAAAAGCTTATTTAGATCAATATGTTATTGGTCAGGATAAAGCTAAAGATATTATATCTGTTGCAGTATATAATCATTATAAGATGATTCTTGATCAAGATGAGATAGACACTACTGAAATCAGCAAAAGTAATATACTTATGCTTGGAAGTACCGGCAGCGGCAAAACATTATTACTTCAGACTCTTGCTAAGTGTCTTGATGTACCACTTGCAATATGTGATACATCAAAACTTACAGCAGCTGGATATGCCGGTGCAGATGTTGAGTCTAGTCTCAAAACCTTATTAAACGAAGCAAATGGTGATATCTCAAAAGCAGAAAGAGGTATCGTATATTTTGATGAGTTCGATAAGATATCTCGCAAGGGAGAAGATGTATCGCTTTCAAAAGATGTTGGCGGTGAAGCAGTCCAACAGGGTCTTCTTAAACTTATTGAAGGAGCAGTAGTAGATATACCAAATGGCAATAAGAGATCACCAACTGAAGAATGTATTAAGCTGAATACTAAAAATATATTATTCATTTGTGGTGGATCTTTTGAAGGAATTGAAAAGATCATATCTCAAAGACTTGGTATGTGTGAATCTGGATTAGGATTCAGTTCTACTCCTAAGAAAAAGAAAGAAATTAAACTTGGAGATGTTATAGATCAGGTTACAACTGATGATCTGCGTCGATTTGGTTTAATTCCCGAAATGATCGGCAGACTTCCCATTATATGTACTCTTGACGATCTGACTCAAGAAGCACTTATAAAGATTATGGTTGAACCAAAAAATTCTCTCTGCAAACAGTATAAGAAGTTGTTAAAGTATGATAATGTTGATCTGACATTTACAGATGATGCATTATCTGCTATAGCTAATATAGCAATTCAGAAAAGAACTGGAGCAAGAGGGCTCCGTGGGATCATGGAGTCTCTCTTACTCAAGTATATGAAGATTTGTCCAGAAGGTAAGATTAAGTCTATTAATATAACTTCTGATTATGTCAATGGCGTTTCTGACTCGCCTGAAATTATTTATTTAATATAAAATATGGATACTCGTTATTTTAATGATGAGATGAAATATTTTAAAAAAGTAAAATCTATTTTAAATTAGAGAACCGTTGAATATAAATATTATATTTAAGACACTAATTTAAAAATGGCATAGATTTTATATTAGAAATAAGTATTGTCTGGATATATTCTAGGTAAGAAACGGGTGCGGTCAGTCACCCGACGATGTAGCAGAAGCGAAGGAGAATTCAATTTCGTTTGAACTTCGATTCTACATAACTTTTAGTAGAATAAAAATATTCTAGTTACAAGCTTGTGATTTTAATCATGAGTAGCTGACAATTAAAGATTTACAAAGGATATAATAAAATGAATTATTCTGAAATTTATAAGAAGCTTTATAGTAATACAGTTGAGCAGCTGAAGATGATCTCAGACCCATATAATAAGTGTGAGATTATGACGAGAATGATGGATTCTCTTTCTCGTCTTATGACAGCTGATTCTACTGATGTTGAAGATGTTGTTTCTATGCCTACAGTTACTAAGAAGAAGTCTAAGAAGGAATCTGCTCCTGTAGTAGAAGAGACCACTATTGAACCTACTGTAGTTGATACTCCTGTCGCTGAAGAGACTACTACTGATGAAACTGTAACAGAAGATACTTCTACGGAAGAAACTACTGATACAGATATTATTGATCGTACTTCTGATGATGATCCTGATGTATGGACTGAAGAGCTTCAGGAGAAGTATGCTGATGCAATTAATTATGTTCAGGAAGCATATGATGCATTTGGAGAAGATGAAGTCAATGGTTTTGTTGATGACAGTTCTAATCACCTGTATCAGTCGTTTGATCTTGATAAGATGCCTCCGAGTGCATTTATTGCAATGTATACACTGCTTAAGCAGGCAGCAGAGCAGCAGTAAAAAATAAATATTCACTAAAGAAAGGTATATACAATTATGCTTAATATGTATGCAGTTAATGGGAAAATCATTTCCGATATTTATAGCAGCAATAAGGATGATAATGAGTTTTGTTCTTTTTATCTTGGCGTAACAAAGAATTATAAGAAGAAAGATGCGCAGTATCCGGAATCTCTTAATATTCTTTGTAAGGCATCTGGTTCAAATGCTAAGTTTATTACTCAGTATTTTAAGAAGATGGATTTTATCGCGATTAATGGTGAGCTAGATTATAACGAAGAATATACTACTAAGGACGGAACTATTAAGCCAGGAGAAATTTTTGTCTCTGTTAAGGGAGCTAATTTCTGCGGTTCAAAGTCTGACACTGGTAATTCTGAGAATGGACAGGCAGAGACTCATACTGCCTCTAAGCCTGCACAGACTCAGGCAGCGCCGAATCCTCTGAGTGGTATCAGCGGTGGAGGGACTTCAAAGTTCAAGCCTCTTGGTAGTGGTCTTGGTGGTAAGCCCCATATCGGTGGCAGATAATAATGAACGATAAACAGCTCGATCAGATTCAGAATGAACTTCTGAAGAATATCGATTCTGAAACTGAAACAGATAAGAATATAAGGACAGCCGCAGAAGAAATCGCGGCTGCTCTTTTCTTGTCTAATAAAACAAGATATAGTTTTAATGATGTTCCATATAGTTTCAGATATATATATAATAAAGATTATAATAAGATCATTATTATTGCCGCAAACGAAATTAAATTCCAAATTGCTGGCTCTAAATATAAACCATTTGTAATTGAATCTGATATTCAGACTGGTTATACAGAGAAAGAATGTATAATTGCAGCAGTCGAAGGTTTTATAAGACATATTACAGGAAATATAAAGCCAGAGATTTTGGATGATGACAATGGTGTATAAATGTCAGAAAATATAAATAATGGCGCACAAATAACAATACTCAGATATCCTGATAATGTCAGGCAAAGAGTAGGCATGTACCTTTCCAGTAAAGAACACGCTGTTTTTGAAATCATCGATAATAGTATAGATGAATTCTTGGCTGGTTTTGCCAAGAACATTTCAGTGAATATTACTGGTGATATTATAACTGTAAGAGATGATGGACGCGGAATTCCGATTGAACCTCATAAGGATCCAGAATATAAAGGGTTATCTCAGGTAGAAGTTGCAGCAACCGTTCTTCATGCCGGTGGTAAGTTTGATAATGCAGAAGATGCATATAAAACTGTTACCGCTGGTCTTAATGGAGTAGGTTTGTCTTGCGTTAATGCAACCTCTTCAGATATGTTTATAAACATATATAGAGACGATAAGGTTTATCAAGCTCATTTTGCAAAAGGTAAGATCATTGAGCATCTACATCTTCTTGCAGATAATTCAGGAGAATGTAATGGCACTGAAATTTGTTTTAGACTTGATTCTGAAATCTGGGGAGACGATACGTCTTTAAACCTTAATAAGATTAAAACAAGACTTGAGCAGCTTGCATTCCTCAATCCTGGTCTTACTACAATATTCAGTGGTGGCACAGAAGAAGATAATGAATATATAACATATCATTATCCAGATGGTCTAAAGGACTATGTCAAGAAGAATATTGGCGTTAAAGTCAATATAATTGAAGATATAATTTATAAGAATAATATAGTATCAGATACAGATGTAAGTGTTGCGCTTACATATACAGATACATATACTTCAGACATAACTACATTCTGCAATAACATAAATACTGAAGATGGTGGAGACCATTTAATTGGTTTCAGATCTGGCCTTCTTAAAGCTATTAACGATTATGCAATTAATAATAAGTTTATTAAAGAAGAAAATAAATTTGAAATCAATGACGTTCTTGAAGGAATCTGTGCAATTGTTTCGATTAAAGTAAAAGATCCAAAGTTTATTTCTCAGGCTAAAAATAAAATAGATATGAGAAATGTGCGCACAATTTTAACTTCTTTTACTGAATCACTTATCTCATCTTATTTTGATAAGTATCCGGATAACGCAAAGATTATAATAGAAAAATGTATCACAGCTTCTGAAGCAAGAAAGTCTGCACAGAAAGCAAGAGAACATATTAGAAAGAATAAGAATATTCTTGAGGGTAGTCTTGCAGGTAAGATTGCAGATTGTCAAAGCAAGAATCCAGAAGAATGTGAAGTCTATATAGTTGAGGGTAGATGAGTTGCCCTTACCTACTTTTCCATCTCATCAATGGGGTCGTAAATATATTTATGGCTAACGAGGGTAAGATCTCGTGGGAATAAAATCCTGTACAGACTAGCTCCTTTGTCGGAGAGTAGGTTGTCTATTGATACGACAATCGAAACGGTAGGATGCGCTATATAAAACGCATAAGAAATAGTCGAATAATGAACTCAGCAGGAGGTACTGCAAAAGCAGCCAGGGACAGAAAGTATCAAGCAATACTTCCTATCTTTGGAAAAGTACTGAATGTAGAAAAAACTAGAATAGACAAGGTTTATACAAATGAAAAACTTCTTGATGTATTACGCGCATTAAAGTGTGGTATAGGAGAAGATTTTGATATAAACAAACTTAGATATCATAAGATTATATTAGCTTCAGATGCGGATAAAACCTTAATCGATGTCCGCCTATGACAGTAATGACATAGTAAAAAATTACGTAAATTGCGGGGAGTTCCTTAGAGACTTAATTACTAAACATATTCAGTGATGAATATGTGGCAAAGAGTAACACGCTTTGGTATAGTAAAAAGATTAAGTATTGGATAACCAAGCGCAGCGAAGCTACTTAAACATTAAGTAGAATGTTCAACGACTAGACACGTAACTTCTGTTATATTACTTTAATACAATCAGGATGATGGTATAGTCTAATCCCTATATAAATATGATGAAAGTCAGGGTATAAAAGGTCGATGGAGCACATATTAGAATCTTATATATCACATTTTTCTATAGATATCTTAAGCCTATCATAGAAAAAGGATATCTTTATTTAGCTTGTCCTCCATTATTTAAGATAGCTAAGAATAAAGATATTCGATATGCATATTCAGATACAGAGAAAGATAGCATAGTTGCTGAAATGGGAAGCAATTGTGTTGTAAACCGTTTTAAAGGGTAAGCGAAGCCAAGCCCTTATCTACTTAACCATTTTATCAATGGGGTTATATTTTATATATAGCTAACGAGGTAGTCTTAATTTTAACAATTAAGATGATCTCGTGTGTTTTATTTTTTGAGACATGTATCGACTAGTTCCTTTGTCGGAATGTAGAGTTACTATTGATACGTAATTCGAAACAGTAGATTGTAATGAAGGCAGTATAGTAAACGGTTTAGCCTGAACAAAAGAAATAGTCAGTGCCTGTAGTGATACAGGAATTAACGTAGGCGAGATGAATCCCGAGCCATTTTGGGACACCACAATGAATCCAGAAACTCGTAAAATCATACAGGTTACAGTTGAAGATGCTGAAGCAGCAGATCAGATGCTAACTTTATGTATGGGTGTCGATGTTAAGGATAGAAAAGACTTCATAATCGAAAATGCAGTTAATGCAGATGTAGATGTTTAATCACAGTGAACAATTTAATACCAAAGATAGATTATAATGCGCATACGAACTTAAATGACTACATCATAGATAATGAAGAATTACTCTATGGTAAGATCATAGAGATATCGGGCGCAATTTCTTACAAAACTTCATGCTTGCTCAGCATAGTTAAAGATATATTAAATAGTAGTCCGGAAAGTATTATTTTATATATAGATTCAGATAATCATATGTGTATGAAATATATTAAGGATTACAATATAGATTCTGATAGATTGATTATAAACTATGATAATGATCCAAACAAGATTCTTGATTTTATAAAAAGAATGAAAGAATCATGCATGGATAATTTTTTTATATTTATAGACTCTATCAGTAATCTGAATTTTAAATATCCATTTAAGCAGTTGAGTAAATTCATGATAAATATATCTAAGCTGATTTATGGTACGCATATAATTGTTATTGCGACTAATCAATATAGATATAATACAATACAAAAGAGATTCGCTAGTTATTGCTCTAAATGTTTTGATCTATATAGTTCTTTGCGTTTAATAATCATGGATAAAATAAATGATGAATTATATTTAGTAACGCAAAAGAATAAGATAGGAACAACCGAAGATATGGTTGTCAACATAGGTAAAACAGACAATGAGCGATTATAACTTTCAGAAGAATCCATTTAAAGATATATTAAATCAAGACAATATAGCAACTTTCATTGGCACAGCGGATACAGAAATTACAAAACATCATAGTAGCAAGAATATTAATTATTACACCTTTAATCTTAAGGTTAAAAGATTAAGTAATGCCTATGATATTATCCCTGTTATGCTAAATGAAAGATGCTATAATAATATTGGTGAAGATATACAGGGCAAAAAGGTTTATTGTAGCGGCGAAGTTAGAAGCTACAATGAACAATATTACGACAACAATAATAACTTAAGATATCATGTGAAAGTATTTATATATGCTTATGATATAACAGTTAATGTTGCAGATGATTCAGATGATATTAATCATGTACATTTAAGCGGCTATTTGTGTAAAGACCCAATTTATAGGCTAACTCCAAATAAGAAGGCAATTACTGATCTTGTGATCGCAGTAAGCAGAAAATATAGTACAAATAAAAAGATTGACTATATACCTGCTATTGCATGGGGCACGAACGCAGTGAGCGCATCTAATATTTCTAAGAACGATAGAATTTCCATTATAGGAAGATTTCAGTCAAGGGAATATACAAAAAACATAGGAGATAGGATTATGACTCGCACTAGTTACGAAGTTTCTATTAGCGATCTAATTATCGATTGTAGTCTAAGAAATGAGTCAACAGAGTCCCGTTTAGATAACCAGAAAGAGGAGTCGTAAATGCCAGAAACAATATTAACACAAGACGTTAGTAATATAGTTGGCAATTCTTTTCTCGATTATGCCGTTTCAGTCATAACCGATAGAGCATTGCCTAATATTATAGACGGTCTTAAACCAGTTCAAAGAAAAATTCTATATTCGATGTGGGTCAATAATTTGACCCCATCGGCTAATTTTCACAAATGTGCAACTACAGTTGGTCATGTTATAGGTGCATTCAGTCCTCACGGCGATATATCGACCTATGATGCTTTAGCAGCTATGTCTCAGCCTATCACAATGAGATATCCGTTAATTGACTTTAATGGCAATAATGGAAATCCACTTGATGATGATCCACCGGCTGCTTACCGTTACACCGAATCAAAACTTACTCGTATTGGATACGATATGCTTGAGAATATCGATAAGAATGCAGTAGATTTTATGCCTAACTTTGATAATACAAAAGAAGAACCAGTAACATTAAGCGGACTTATTCCTAATCTACTTATTAATGGCTCTTCAGGTATTGCAGTAGGCATGGCTTGTAATCTTGTGCCTCATAATATAAGTGAGGTATACGATGCGTTAATCTATTATATAGATCAAACTATTAATGGAGAAGATATTGACGAAAATAAAGTTTTCTCAATTATAAAAGGACCGGATTTTCCATTAGGTGGAACTATTGTAGGCACATCAGGTATCAGAAGTTATTTTAAGACTGGAAGAGGCAGTATAATTGTACGAGCAAATTATACTACTAAGACTCTTAAAAATGGCACAACACAGATAATATTTAATGACTTGCCTTATAAGTCTAAAAAGGCAGAGCTTGTTAAATTTATAGATTCTCTTAAAGATAACGGTGTTTTGCCAGAAATCAAAGAGATAAGAGATGAGTCATCCAAGGAATGCTACGTAAGAATTGTTATTGATGTCAAGAAGGACGCTAATGTCGACCTGTTACTTAATAAGTTATTCAGTAAGACTTCATTGCAGACTTCTATCGGCGTAAATAATGTTGTTCTCGTCGATGGCAAACCTGAAACAGTTAATCTTGATACTATGCTTACAGCTTTTCTATCTCATGGCGTTAACGTAACATATAATTATATTGCATATGAGAATGAAAGGCTTAATGCGCGAATCAATACAGTAAGAGCAATTATACTTGCGGCTACAAATATCGATACTGTTATCGATATTCTTCAAAATAGCGATAATGAGTTTGAAGATCTTAAGGCAACTAATATATTTGAAAATGACAATCAGATAAAATATATTCTTGATATGCCATTAAAAAATATATCTCATGCTAATATAGCTAAGTATAATGAAGATCTGACTTCTTTAAATAATAAGTCGGCAGAATATGATTCGTTATTAAATGATCAAAATAAACTTCTTGAATATATTAAGAACAAATTCTTGGTATATAAAAAGAAGTATGGAGACCAGAGAAGAACTATAATAGAAGAATCTGAATATAGCGCTTTGGACGAAGCAGATCTAATTGCAGAAGAACCTATTGTTATTAGTTATACTAATAATGATATTATAAAGTCTGTAAGTGAGAAAGAATATAAGACTCAGTCCAGAAATGGTAAAGGAATCAATCAGTATATAAATGAAGCTGATAATGATAGCATCAAGAAGATTATTTATATGAGTAATAAAGACGATCTTCTTTTCTTTACCAGTACTGGTAGATGTCATATTCTTAAGGGGTATCAGATTCCTAAGGTAGCCAAGACTTCTAAAGGTAAGCATATTAATAATTATCTTAAGCAGCTTGATTAAAAGTAGTTATGCATACTCGTGGCCTTTAACCATGAGTTAATAACTATAAATAGTCCACATATAAAGAAATTTGTATGTGAGGAAATTTTTAATAAAATTTCCTATATCGTTTGAATTGCTGGAAAACCTTAAAGACAATAAAACTACAACATAAAATTGAAATAAATTTAAGTGTGAATGTTGCGAAAGCAGAAAAAAAATTATTGTATAGTATATGGTTAAATCCTAAGTACTAAATAAAGAGGCAATCAGCAGCCAAGCCCTGAACAGGGGAAGGTTCAACGACTATTATGTAGGATACAAGTGTATCCGAAGTGGACGACTTCTGACCGTGTTATGACGAAGAAGAAGATATAGTCTGTGCTTATATGAAAATATAAGAAGTTCATAAGAGAACTGTACAAGAGTAGCGATCTTGTATGAACGAGACCTCCAAAAAACTAAAGATGTAAGTTCTTATGGTTCTTACATATGTTATTATAAAATTTAAAATATATTTAGAAAAATACTTTACTTTTTTAATTTCATATGTTATATCTAATTATTACGGAGTAATAAATATTATGACATTAACTTATGGTAGAGGTTACGTATATTCAATTCAATATCATATAGTGTGGTGTGTTAAATATAGACGTAGAATTCTATCAGGACAAATTGAAAAAGATTTATTTGAGATTTTGAATAATATAGCAAAAGACAATGAATTCGAAATATTAGAATGCAATGGCGATTTGGATCACATTCATTTGCTAGTTAATTGTAATCCACAAATATACATACCCAATATGCTTAAAGCATTAAAGGGAGTATCTGCTCATCTGTTAATGAAAAAATATAAAGAACAATTAAAAGACAAATTATTGGATGAACATTTGTGGAATCCAAGTTATTATATTGCTACTGTTTCTAAAAATACAGAAGAGCAAATACGGCAATATATTCAAAATCAAAAAATAAAATAAGGAGTATAATAAATCTATGGACGTCTCTTATAAATATAGAGTATATCCTACCAAAACGCAAATTGAATTATTACAAAAGACATTTGGGTGCGTTAGGTTTGTATACAACTATTATTTAAATAGGAGAATTGAAGAATATCGTACAAATCATGTTACGATGTCGTATTATCAATGTTGTTCAGATTTAACATCTCTAAAACAAGAATTGGACTGGTTAAGAGAACCAGACAAATGTGCATTGCAAAACTCTTTAAAAGATTTAGATAATGCGTATAAAAATCGCTTTGAAGGACGAGCAAGTTTTCCAAAATTTAAATCTAAAAAGATTCATAATTACAGTTATAGAACTAATAGCAATATTAAATTTTTAGATAAATATATACAAGTTCCTAAAGTTGGTTTATTGAAAATTCGTGGCGGGAGAAAGCATAAAGGTAGAATTCTTAATGCGACAATTTCTCAAAAACCAAATGGGAAATATTATATATCTTTATGTTGCACGGACGTTGTAATTAAAGAGTTGCCAAAAACGAATAAACCTATTGGCATAGATTTAGGAATAAAAAGTTATTGCACATTTAGCGATCAGACAAAAATAGATGCAGGTAAGTATTTTTGTAATTCTTCAGAGAGACTCGCTTTATTACAGCAAAAGCTATCTCGAAAAACAAGGGATAGCAATCGTTATAATAAATTGAGACAAAGGATTGCAAATTTACAGTTTCATATACATAATCAGCGTTTGGATTTTATGCATAAATTATCAACTAATTTAATTAGACAATATGATGTTATATGCATTGAAACACTTAATGTAAAGGATATGTTTGAAAAATCTAATAAGAACATAAGCAAAAATGATGCATGCAGATTACGCAAAAATATATCTGATGCATCATGGTCAGAATTTGTTAAACAATTGGAATATAAAGCAAAATGGTATGGAAAAACTGTATCTAAAATAGATCAATATTACCCAAGTTCTCAGAAGTGCCACATATGTGGACATATCAATTCTCAAACAAAAGATTTATCTGTTAGAGAATGGACATGCCCACAATGTGGAACAAATCACGATAGAGATATTAATGCAGCAATTAATATTTTAAATGAAGGATTAAGAATAATCAATTCTTAATATTTTAACATATATAAGAACCGTAGGAACTACGGGGATAGCTCAAGAAATTATATCAAGTATATATCAATTCAATTATTATCATAGATATAATGAAAAATGAGAACCCTGTGACTTTAGTCATAGGAGGTTCAGGCTGGAGAAAAGGTTGTTAATATTATTGCCGCTGATACAAAGGTTAAGAATAGTACTTTTGTGTTCGCAACCAGAAATGGCATGCTTAAAAAGATGTCTTTTGATCTTCTTCCAAAGCGCGGTAATGTAACCAAGGTTATTACACTTATGGACAATGATATGCTTGCAGATATAGATGTCATTGAGAATAAAAATACTGAGTGCAATATTACGCTAGTTACATCTGATGGTAAGGCTCTTAGTATGACTCAGGATAAGATTCGTGAAACCGGCAAGTCTGGTAGAGGCGTTAAGGGCATTAAACTCAGCGACAATAATTATGTTGTAAAAGTTATTGTTACGCCTTCTTCTAATGATTCTAATTCCAAGAAGTATCTTTTGACTATTACTGAGAATGGTTTCGCTAAACAGACTTCCTGTAATGCATATGCAAGTAAAGGAAGAAATGGGCGTGGCGTAACCTCTCATAAAATAACAGAAGAAAGTGGTCAGGTTGTTTCTGCTGCTATTGTAGACAATCATGACGAACTTCTTGTATCTACTAAGTATGGCAAGATGATCAGACTTAAATTATCTAGCATCAGATCTACAGGTAGAGTATCTATGGGAGTTAGACTTATAAGGCTTAACGACAATGATACAATAGCTTCTGTTTCTGTTATAGATACAACAGAAGAATCTGATAAAGAGGAAAATATAACGTCGTGAATACTTATAGTAATGACTTGACGCAGATTAAACAAGGCTTCGTTAATTATATCGGAGCCTTGCTCAATTCTACCAAGTTGCAACCAAAAGCTGCGAGACAACAAGTAGTAAATATTTTATCTGAAGAAACATTGGATCTTATAAAAGAAGATGATTATGTAGACATATATATAGCTAAGTACTATATTAGGTCTATTATAACTTTTCTTAATATGAGATTAAATGAATTAGAGGCATTGAGTAAAGAAATGCCAAAAAATTCTAAGATAAATAATACTATCGAAGATTATAAACAAGTTATAGAATTTTTTAAGAACATGGATGGTGGTGAATAAGCATATGACTCTACAAGAAAAACTTAAAGCTATTGATAAGATAAGTGACGGCATTAATAATAAGGCTGGAAAGACTATTATGGGTCGTCTTGGTCGTAGCGAAGAAATTAAAGATAAGCTTAAAATTGAATATATTCCTACTCCAAGTAAGAATGTTAATGATGCGATTGGCGGAGGATTCCCTCGTAAGAGGATGACTATCGTTTCTGGATTGCCGGATAGTGGTAATTGTTTTGCCGTCATATTCTGATGCTGTTTGAAAGAATATGATTATGAGAATGGAATTAAGCGAGAAGAGATCGTAAGATCTTAATTCGAACCGAAGGCTATAAGTAAAATTATAGTCAGGGGCAACGCATAGGAGCTGAAACTATATTTAATATAGAATATAATACTCCCACGAGGCCGTTCTACGTAACAGTAAATACATAACGTAAAAAACTATGCTAAACTAGACCAGAATCGACTGGTCGATGAAAATGAGAGTAATCTCTAGAGCCGTAGATAAAAAACTACGGGGTAATAACTATTTGAAAACATCTCTTTTACTGGAAAGTATTGCATTCAACCAATCGAGGTCCAAGGAATACATCGCATGTTGGCTCGAGAGCGAATCTTCGCTAGAATTGGACTATCTTATCAACACATTTCATATAGATCCTGATCGATTTTTGTATATAGAACATGACAGAGAGGGAGCAGGAGAGGCTGCACTTGAAAAGATTGAATCTGTTCTTGCGGCATCTGTATGTGATATGGTTGTCATTAACTCACTCAAATGTCTTGTTCCTAAGGAAGAGGTAGACGCAAGTATTGCTAAGTCTACAATTGCACTTCAAGCAAGAATGAATGCGAAGATGGCAAGGAAGTTTACTTCTCTTGTTGCTGAGAGTAATGCAGCATTTGTTGTGGTCACGCATCTATCGACAGATATAGGTAACGTAATGGCCAGAGACAATAAAATTATCGCTGGTGGCGAGGCTATTAAGTATGCTTCTGCCCTTACTATAGATCTTCGCAAGAGATCTATTCAGGAATCTGATCCTATTACGCCTGCCGAAGGTATTAAAATAGGTCTTACGGTAAAGAAGAACCATTGTACTCCGTCTGTTAATCCTTATCTAAAAACTGAATATTATGCTATTTTTGGACAAGGTATTGAGCAATATCTTGAAACTCTTCAGAATGCTATTAGTCAAGGTATCTTGACTCAAAATGGTTCTATGATTAGAGATATTGATACTGAAACCGGAGAGATAAGACAGTGGGACGGTCAGGATCTTGTATGGCGTGGCAAGAATGCTTATCGCGAATACGTAATAAATCATCCCGATTATTTTGCAAAACTTCAGGATCGAGTCAATGGTAGAACCACTGAAATGTCTGATGAAGAAGTTGCAGCTGCAAAAGCTGAAGAAAATAAAATCATCGAAGATGTTTCAGAAAATATGAAGGAAATCGTTGAATAACATTTGTGAATACGGATATTCCGATTGTTTGAATATAGGTGAGAAGTGTCACCTATGTTCAACAAAAGGACTTCATTACAAACCACCTAAAGAAGTAAAGAGGGGGCTGAACAAAACAGCCCCCAAAATTACTAAACGAGGTGGTTCTGTTTTTGAATACAACAACAATAAGGCTAATAATAATCTATTATCTGGAGTAACATCGAGACAGACTCCTAATTCCGGTGCTGGTCATGTCAAGGGAGATGAACAGATATCTGGAATCATTAATATCATGGAAGAACTTAAAGAACAGAATAAGCTTACTTCTCGTGGTGAAAAGACATTTACAATTCAAAAAGAATGGCTTGAAAAACTTAAAAGAGAAGCAATAGCAGAAAATAAAGAATTCTGGTATCTTAAGTTTATATTTTCAGGTACAGATAAAGACGTTTATTGTATCTTGGATTCGGACATGGTTATGTCTATGGTTTATACTATGGTCGAAGATCGTAAATCTAAACAAAAAGCAGAGTTGTCTTTAGATATTATTAATAAAGAAAATGAATTATTAAAAGCAAAGTTGCTGACAGCAGAAAAAGAAAACGATCTGCTTAAGGCTAAAATAAAGCTATTAGAAACAAATTAAAATATAGTCAAAACATAGTATATAATATATGTCTTTAACTAATAAATCTACTAAAGATAAAATTATGGAATTAGTGCGCGAAGCTAATCCGGATAATCCTACGCAATATGTTACAGATATAGTTAAAAATTTTGCGCTTGAAAAGCTTAATGACAAAATTTATAACTGTAATATCTGTGGCTGCTATAATCAAAAAACTTATTTAACTGGCAATCCAGATTCTAAAATTCTTATAATAAAAGATATTCCAAATTCTATCCAGTTTGAAAATAATAATAGTAATAACTGTTTTTATTTTAATGGATACGAAGATAAAATGTATCAGATATTTAATATGTTAAATATAGATCCTGATGTATTGTTATATTGTAATTGCATTAATTGTTTGATGGCAAATAATCACTTACCGAATAAGCAAGAAATATCTAATTGTTATAAGAATATTGTTGGGTCTGTAATTGAAACAGTAAAACCTAAGGCAATTTTGTTATTTGGTTCTGTGCCAGTTAAAATGTTTTTCAATACAACTCTTATGACAGTAAGAGGCCAACTGTTAGAAATTAATAGTATTCCAACAGTAGCAACTTATAGTCTATCTTATTTTGATAAGATAAAAGACTTTAAGGAACAAAGTGTAATTGAATCTGAGTATAATATATTCACTCAGGATATTTATAACTTCTTTGACTATTGTATCAATACTTTAAATATAGAACTTTAAACCAATTAAATAATTTACTAAAGAGAAAGGTATATAAATTAAAATGAATGAATCTAAGCTTGCATCGAGACTGAATAATGCTAATAACCCTTTTGCCAAGAAGTTCAATAAGCCTGTAGCCGCTACAGTTACTGAACCAACTACTGATACTAATAATAACACTGAAGAAACAATTCATAAGCCTCTTGGAGGACTGACTCTTAAGAAGAAGCTACCTGATCCTGTTGCTGAGAATCATGTAGAAAATCCTTTTGTTGCGCGCAAACCTCTTACTCTTAAGTCGCTTCATAAGACGGAAGAAAATAAGGCGCCTGAGACTATTACGGAAACTGCTGATGTTGTAACTGTAACTACAGAATCTGTTGAATCTGATATTGTTACAGATAATACAGAGAATGAAGTTACAGTTTCTGATATTGTTGAAAAGCCTGTTGAAAGCGACAACGAGTCTGTGGAAAACTCTTCTGAAGTAGTGGAAGATATTGATACTGAATCTGAAGAAACTACTACTGATGAAACTGAGACTAAGGTAGCAGACGATACTCCTGCTCCTATTAAGAAGAAGAGAATCAGAAGAACAAAGCAGCAGATTGAAGCAGACAATGCAGCTCTTGCAGCAGCAAAGACCGCTACTGAAACTACAACAGATGCAATTGATTCTGCTGATACTGATGCAGACAATGCAATTGAGTCTGTCAATAGCAAGGCTACTGGTTCTGATGTAGAATCTACTGCTTCTGTTTCTATTGATAATGTAGCAATCACAGGTAATTCAACTGTAGGTTTTAATGAGGCAGCTAAGGTATTTGATTCTTTTGGAGATGAAGATGAATGGATCAAGTTTTATGAAGATGTAATTAAGGTTAATGCAGACATTAAGATTACAACTGATATTAATACTTCATCTCTGATCGGTGCTGTATGCCAGCTTTCAAATCTGAGAGATAGAATATGGCAGCCGATGAATTATTATAAGAATGAGCTTGATTCTATTTCGTCTAAAGAGCCTGAAGGATTCCTTGAGAGAGCAAAGCGTATGACTGTTGATCCTAATGCAACAAATGATACACTCAGAAAGAAGGCTGCAACTTATGCTTGTATGAATTATAAGCTTAAGAGTGGAGATATTATTAATCTTTATGATTATCTCGATAAGGTAAGAGAAAGATATAACTTCCTTAGAAGCGTTATGGATAATATTGAGTTTAAGAAGAGTTGCCTTATGCTTGCAGCGAGTGCTCTTAAGGTGGAAAGCAGCCTTACAGCTTGATTTTTAAAATTTAAAATTTAAGGATATACTAAAGATATGAGCAATGTAAGCAACAATAAGCATTGTTTGCCAGAACGTATTCAAAAAATTATTCAGAAAAGATTAAATCCTAATCTGATTAAAACCAGAGAAGTTAGTGGAAAACCAATGAGATATATCTCTGGTAGTACAGTTGTAGATATTTTGAATAATGCATTTGATTATATGTGGAATTGGGAAGCTGATAAAGAGTGGATTACTCCAGGTACACCGTTCTTTAATAAATATTGGAAAGATGAACATGGTAAACAAGTTGGCAGATATGAAGATCAAGGACCGGTTTGCCATGTTCATGGCATTCTGACTGTTTATTTCGATGATGAAGAAGGCAATCCTTGTTCAATTTCAAAAACTGGATATGGTTCTAAATGTATTATAGGTAAACAATCAGAACAGGATAGCATTTATAAGGCAGCAGAAACAGATGCATTAAAGAAGGCAGCATCAAGACTTGGGATTGGCGCAGAACTTTATAGATCTGAAGAAGAGAATGATTATTTTGCATCTATGACTGATCCTACTATTTGGACTCAGGAAACATTAGATAAATATCAGAATCAGCTCGAATATATAAGAGAAGTATGTGGAAGCTTGTCTCCTGAGGATATATCTACTATGTTAGCTTCATTTGGATATGGCTGTGAAACTCTTGATGATATCAATCCTACTAATATAGATGCATTTGTTTATTTCCTGAATAATGGTACTGCGGATGAAATCAAAAAGATTGAACAAGAAGAAAAGGAAGAAGAACCTGCACCTGTTCAACCTCCTAAGAAGAAGTTAACGTTAGTCAAGAAGGGATAAATTAATATGCTAGTAGATTCAGGCGCTATTTTACTCTGTCCTGAGTGTCATAATAATCTGTTTTACAAACATGACAGATTTGCTTATGTGAAAGATACTAAGACCAATCAGTATAATGAAATACAAAAGGATTCTGTTCTTGTTTGTAGCAGCTGCGGACATAGAATATTTATTGACGCGAATGGACAGCCTGTAATAAAATAAAATGATTATATATGATATTAAGTGGGCAGCTACAACAGCTGGACCGACTCCAGAAAAATACAAGAATCAAAGAATAGAATTATTTTTATTTGGTTGTAAAAAGGCAATGGAAGGGAATCCATGTCCTGGATGTTTTAATCCGGCTTTATGGAATTCCTCGGTTGCTACTAAATTTCATAGACCAGCAGATGTAGCAGAACACATAGTACATAGTCAGTATTATAATGGCTATGTAACTATTGGTGGTGGAGAACCCACTGATCAGCTTAATGAACTTATTGAATTATGTAAGAATATTAAGGCGCTTGATTCTAAGTCACATATTATGGTTTATACTTGGCATGATCTATATAATGAAAAGCTCTTTGAAGATGAAAAATTCATTGAGCTTTTTTCTTATATAGATATGATAGTGGACGGTGAATATAAGCAGGATCAGCGTCTGTATAATGAATCATCTGGAGATGGTTTTACAAGTAGTATAGGTTCTGCTAATCAAACTGTATGGTCAAAACAAGATAAAAATATATGGCTTGGAGTAGAGATGGGTCAAATTAAATCTATTGAATTAGATACAGATAATAAACTCAGCTATACTCTCAAGGCAGTAGAATAAGGATATATACTAATGATATTTAGTGTAAAAAATAGCAATTACGAAGAAGAAATTGGCTTCGACACAAAAGATTTATCTAAGCTTGAAGATATTAAAAACAAGATATCTTTTACAGACGCTTTTAGTACTACGTCGAATGATCTTATCATTAATGGCGAATTGGTTATAGAAGATGAGAAGGCTTTTCTTGATTGTACGTTAGATACAAAGAATATGCCTTCTGATACAGAAAAAAAGTCTACTCATGAAGAAATCAGTAATGAGAAAATATTAGAAATATTAGTTGATGCAGATATGAATGATAAGATTTTCAGCAATACAAGTGCATTTAATGACCTTATAAAATATGCTGGCATAAAGATTCTTAGCGAACTTGGTAAGGTTCTTACAGATACTATATATAATGGCATAGGTGTACTTTATAATTCTGAGTCTCATAAGATTGCAGGAACAATTAAGTCTATTGTTTTTAACGGTATGAATAATGATGTGACGATTACTCCTGATGCAATGATCAGTAAGAAAGTGATCTTTGATCAGATTATCTTCAAGAATCATAGCGATGGCAGGCTTTATATATTTATGACAAAGAAACCATATGCTATAGATAATGAAAAGATTGATCAGACTATTATATTTGAAACAAAAAATATTATAGATCATAAGATTTATAATAATATAGCAGATCGGGACATACCTGAATATCTGGATAAGCAGATCTTTGTCATGAATAATGACAATGCGTCTAACAATATTCTTTCTATTATAAATAATTATAATAGAAAGACAGATCAGATAGAAGAGTTTGAACTCTAAAAAATTAAATATATACTAAAGATATTGAAAGAAGGAATATAAATGCGACAGTGTATCAATGATACATTTGATTATTTAATCAAAGCAAAGACACCTGTTATTCTCGTTAATACATACGAAGAAGAACGTTTTATTAATGACATGTGTGAATATGCAAATACAAATAATCTTGGACTCTCTGCGTGGTCATTGGCTTCTGGTCTCGATGAATATAGTACTGTTAATAGACAGATTGCAAAACATGATGAAAAGGTTACTTTTGATCAGCTTATAAAGAGATATATCAAGATTCGTCAGGACAATGACCTTGATGAATCAGAAGTTGAAGGATCTGTTATGTATATAATTAAGGATTCTCATCTTTTGATGGAGAATGGTTCTATGAAGCGTATGATCAGAGATATTAAAGAATATAAGTGCAAGACGTATTGTCCTCTTATTCTTATGACCCCTGTTGTATCTATACCAGTTGAGCTTGAAAAGATTGTTACTATCTTTAATTATGATTTACCGGATGAAGTCGAGGTATCAAATCTTGTCAAGGGAATTATTGACGCGCTTCAGAATAAGTATAAAGATTCTTTTGTAATGCCCGATAATGATCTTATTCAGGCAACTACGAAGTCACTTATTGGTCTTACATTTAATGAGATTAAGTATATTCTTACAAGAAGTGCAATTCAGTATAAGACTCTGAATCTTGATCTTATATCTCAGTGCAAGATTAATATGGTAGAGAAGTCTGGACTTCTTGATTATGTAATTCCTAAGATTTCTTTTGATGATATTGGCGGAAATGAATCATTTAAGGAATGGATCAATGATGTATCAGAAGTTCTGTCTGATTCTGCAAAGGATTTTGGATGTGAAGCACCACAGGGATATATGGCTCTTGGTATTGCCGGTACCGGTAAGACCATAATTGCAGAAGCAATTGCAAAGAAGCTTGGTGTCCCTATGTTTGTTTTCAATGTGTCTAAGATCTTTGATAAGCTCGTTGGACAGTCAGAGAGAAAAGTTGAACAGGCACTTAGAATTGTTAAGGCTAGTGCACCATGTGTTCTTCTGTTTGATGAAGCAGAGAAGATCTTTGGAGGCTATGGCGGATCTGATTGCGATGGAGGAACTTCTTCAAGAGTCTTTTCAAGTATTCTCAGGTTTTTGGCAGAGAATGAAAAGGTTTTTGTGGTTATGACCTCTAATGATGTCAGTAAGCTTCCTCCTGAACTTACCAGATCAGGAAGACTTGATACTATGTGGTATTTTGGATTTCCGACCGCTGCTGAACGTAGGGACATTTTTAAGATACATTTCAGCAAAACAGGTCAGAAGGTCAGTAATGATATTCTTGAATTCGCTGCTAAGAAAACAGACAGATTTACTGGCTCAGAAATTAAGAATGTCGTTAAGCAAACAGTATGGCAGTCTTATAAGAGATTCAAAAAAACAAACAAGAAAACAATAATCAAGGATGATATTGAGCATGCTATTTCAAAGGTAGTTCCAACATATAATACATCTAAGGAAAAGATTCTTGCACTTGAAAATTATGCAAGAGGACGTGCTCTGTTTGCTAATAGTATAGAGATAGACAAGGTTAGTAAAGATAAGTCTATTGTAAGCGATGCAGACCTGAATGACCTTCTAAACGAAATTTAAATGGCAGCAAAGAAGAAAATCAATATAATAGATTTTAGTACAATTGTTGCAGAAGAAGAAAAAGAGAAAAAGCAAAAGGCTACTAAAGAACTTAGTGCAAGACAAAAGCTTGAAGAAGCAAAAGAGCATGCACTAAACGAATTCGATTCTTTTTCTGAAGATTGTGATAATTTCATGGCGCATATAGAAGAGTACGATAGTATTCGTATTCTTAATTGTAGTCATATAATCAGAGATTGCTTCGACGTAATTTTAAATAGTATGAAAATTACAATTGAAAACAACGAAGAAATTAAGGATTATCTTGGAGAAGCATATTCTGAAGGTCGCAAAGACTTTTATAAGAAAATGCTTTCTGCAATTCAATCAAATAAAAATAATAATAAATAAGAGAGGATATTTTATTATGTCGCATTGGGTTAAGTATACTAACGATACTTTTAAGAACACTGATATCAACCTTCTTGAGAAGGCTCTTAGAACTATGAGTTATGGACTTGATCGAAATTGTAAGCGTATTTCAAATGCATGGGGCAAGGAAGATGTAGATTTTGCCCTTACCAGACACAATGAGGTTATCAGTCTTGGATTCAGGGCAGATAAGGATAATAAGCTTGAACTTGTCGGTGACTTTTATCTGACTGGCCTTCGCCAGGATACATTCCTTGACAAGCTTGCACAGTATTATCAGAAGGAGCGAATCACTAAGGCTCTTGAAGATAATCGATGGAGTATTGATAACATTGAGACGAATCAGAATGATGAGATCGTTATCAATGCATATCAGTATGCGCTTTAATAGATATATAAAATTGAATAGGAGCTAAAGATAATTATGAACGATAAGCAGAGCATCAGAATCATTATTGATAAGACAGGTGCATATAGATTCGAAGCAATGGAAGGATTTTCTGGTCAGTCATGCGTAGAGAAGACTAAGAATATTGAACTTGTTCTTGGTGGCACAAAGGTTGATAGTGGTAAGAAGGATTCTTATTATGATGGAGATTCTCCTGAGAACGTTTTCGTAAATCTTTAATAGGATGGTGTTAGCCTTATTAATGCTATCAGCATCCTTGCAAAATTAAATCCTGAGCAGAGGGCCGTTGTTAAGAGCATCAACGGTCCTTATTTTGTCCTTAGCGGACCAGGCTCTGGCAAAACTAAATGCCTTGTGTCCAGAACGCAATATATGCTTTTACATGGCATAAAGCCAGAGTCCATTTTGCTATTTACTTTTACTGTAAAAGCAGCAAATGAAATTAAAGAAAGAATTGCTGATTCTATAGATAAAAGTATAGCAGATAAAATTACAATAGGTACATATCATAGTGTATGTTTTAAAATTCTAAAGAAGTATTATAGTTCTTTAAATATATTAAAACATGATTTTACTATATATGATCAACAGGATTCAGAAAATGTTTTAAAAAAGATATGTTCTGAATCTTCTATAGATTTTAAAACAGCTTCAAGCTATATATCACATCAGAAAGATAATATCATATCTCCTGAAGAAACAGCCAAAAATGCATTGAATCCATTCGATGCTGAAAAAGCAAAAATATATTCTGAATATCAGAAAACTCTTACTAGGAACAACGCAATAGATTTCGATGACATCATTTATTACACTGTTATTTTACTTGAAAAATTCTCGAACATAAGAGAAATATTAACAGAACAATATAAGTATATTGTAAGTGATGAATCTCAAGATGCAAGTGTAAGTAATATAAGATTGCTTCAGTTATTAAGTGCAAAACATAATAATCTTTGTATGTTTTTGGACGATGATCAGTCTATATATAAGTTCCGTGGCGCAGATCTTGATTCTATACTTCATATCCCTGAAGTTATAAAAGATATGCAGATACTACATCTTAATAGGAATTATAGAAGTACTCAGAATATAGTAAATGGTGCGCTTTCTGTTATAGATAATAATTGTAATAGATGTAATAAAAATCTGTTTACTGAAAATGAAGTTGGAGAGAAAATATATTATTGCGAAAAATATTCTCCTGAGCAAGAAGGTAAAAATGTAGTTAATATAATTAAATATTTGACTACAAAACAACATCTTGAATATAAAGATATTGCAATTTTATATAGAAATAATTCTCAAAGTAAGCCAATTGAGACTGCACTTATTCAGAATAATATATCTTATTCTATTAAGAATGGTATAGCATTTTTTGAGCGCAAGGAAATTAAAGATATTATAGCATATGCAAAGTTCATAATAAATCATTATGATGATGAGGCTTTTAATAGGGTCATAAATATTCCACAAAGAGGAATAGGACCATCTACAATTGCTAAAGTAGAATCTTATGTAAATGAGCATATAGGTTCTGATATGTTAGTATGCCTTAAAAATATGTGCGCTGAAAAACTATTCAGTAAGAAGATGAGTGAAAAAATATCTGAATTCGCTTCTTTTATTGAAAAGATGACACAAGATATAGATAGTTTTACTCCTGCTGAATTTATTCGCAAAATTATAAGCGATATCGGATATGCAGCTGTACTTCAAAAAGAAGATCCAGAGTCTTACGCAGATAGATTTACTAATGTATTACAGTTAGTATCTATAGCAGGAGCTTATATAGATATCAGAGATTTTATTAATATAACTTCTTTAGATATAGATACAGATGAAGAAGAAACCAATAAAGTAACTCTTACAACTATGCATGGATGTAAGGGACTTGAGTGGCCTGCCGTTATAATGATCGGACTTACTGATTTTGTTATACCAGGAAGGTCTGATCCAGAAGAAGAACGCAGATTATTTTATGTAGCAATGACAAGAGCCAAAAAGTATTTATTTTTATCCAGGCCGATATTCACGGCACAATGTAAAGAACCATCAAGAAGGAGCAGATTTATTGATGAGATTGATTCTCAATATCTTATCAATATGTCAAATAAAAAGTAAAAGGTTATGCTGGCACAAATTATACAATCGAATAATTACTGTTATATATATTTTGCCGGTCAAACAAAAGAAGAGTATTTAGAATATGCTCAAAAATTATCTGTTATAAATAATAAATACTGGAGTGGTTCTAAAGGTGCATGGGAATGTCCGCTCGATTCATATAAGTACATAAAAGACTTGTTTGAATTGCAAGTAGATTATAATACTATTGGATCTGAATTAAAACTTCATCCTTATGAATATCAAAAGAAACTTATATATGATATTTTAATACATAAAGAGTTATTATTAGTTTCTCCATGTGGTTCCGGTAAAACAATTATAGGCATAGGAGCTTATCTTGAACTTAAAAAAAATAGGCTTATTAATCCTAATAGCATAGGAATCATTCTTGTTAAAGCTACATTGAAACTACAATGGTTGAATGAAGTATCTAAATTCTCTGAAGCTAAGGCTAACATAATAAAATCTAATGCGGAAATTACATCTGGATATAGAAGTAAGATAAAGAAAATACAATCTGATATCAAGAAGCTAAATATTTCAAAAAATAAAGCTTTAATTAAACAATATAAATCGAAAATAAAAGAATATGAGTTGAGTGCAAAAGATGCATTCAACCAACAATTCGATGGATATGATTTATTGATTTTAAATTATGAAGCTTTAAAAGACGAGGCAATATCACAAAAACTTAAGACATTAAATATAGAATATATATTTGCAGATGAAGTACATAAGATTAGCAATAGAAAAGCTCAGTTGTCTCAGGCGGCTTATGAATTTAATTATATTAAGTATAAAATTGGCGCTACGGCAACTGCTATAAGTAACAACCCTGAGAATATATTTGGATTATATAGTTTTGTTGCGCCAGAACTTTTTCCTTCTTATAGCCAATTTGCAAAGAACTATATAAAGTATGCAGGTTATGGGCGGGTTATTGGCGTTAAAAATGCCATGACCCTTGCTAATAGATATAAGAATAATATAGTTGTTGTAACAAAAGAAGAGATATCAAAACAATTGCCATCGCTTACTGTTATACAACAATATTGTGAGCTTACTGAAGAACAAAATGCTATGATTCATCAAATTCTGGATGAACTAAAAGAAGCAAAAGACAAAGAATATAATTTATCTAAGAATACGACTAATCACGAAAGTCTTGAAAATAATCCTGAATATATGAGCATAAAAGCTCAAATAATGATGCTTCAAACATTTGCACAGGAATTATCTGATGATCCAAGATTATTGCTAGCTTCGGATAGTAAATATGCAATGAAGTATTCTTTACATCATAATCAGAGTCCTAAGACCGAATTGGCTCTTGATCTTGTATTACAGATTCTTGAATCAGGAGAAAAAGTGATTATAATTTCAAGATACGTAAGAATGCTTGAATTATTAGAACAGGATATAATTAAGAAATTCGGTCCTAATATAAAGATTGCTAAAGTTGATGGCTCGATGTCAGATAAAGACAGATACGATAATATATATACTAAGTTCAGAGATGATCCGACTTATAATATATTATTGATGTCTGATGCTGGTTCAACTGGCACAAATGCTTCTACTGCTCAGTATATAATTGAATTTGATCTTGCAGAATCTTATGCTACTCAGACACAAAGACATGGTAGAATAGAACGTGCAGATTCAACTCATAAGAATGTATTTGTATATCAGCTTATTGCTAAAGATAGTTACGATGAAATTCAGCAAGCTATCGTAAACAAAAAAGAAGCTTACGATAGTGATTTGATAAAAATATTTGCAAACACTAGCAAATAATTTAAGGAGAAAAATAAAATATATGGCTAATAAAGCTTCTTACGTTTTACATGTTAGAGGAACAAAAGAGTCAGTTGAGAAATTTATAAAAATAATGCAATGGAAAGATGAATATGAGCATAATGGAGTACCTGGTGTTATGTCTTGCTATGAAGATAGCCTAATTGAAGATGACTCTGGAATTTGTACGTGTTATTGTTCAGGCAGCTGCTTATATTCAATCTATTGTTCAATGAGGGACAGATCAAAAGATAATAATATAGATAATCTTAGT